CTTGATGATGATGTAGAGCAACCGCGCCTCGACTGAGAGGGACGTGTCGCGCACGAAACTGTTTTCAATCGGGAAGCGCCATTCGGCTTTTTGGGTGACGGTGTTCATTTCGCGCCCTCGATTATTGCGGTGAAGCGCGAGATCCACGCGATGCGATTTTGCCGAGTTTTCGCGCCGGTCGGATTTGCCGCTGCGTTTTGTTCCATCCATTTGGTATTCACTCGGAACATCCGATCCAATTCGCGGAGGCAAAGCTCCTTTTCCGTCATTTCGCGGCGAGGGATTTCTTTCTGGCACCGTGGGCACGCCTTCCATGTTCCCGGCAGTTTCGCCCCGCAGCACTCAAAGGCGTTTCGTTTGTATTCGTTCATGTTTGCAAAAGTTGCCCCTTCCGCGTCAGACCCGCCTCGAATGAGAACGGCACGGAAGGGGCGATGAAAAAGGCTTTTGAGCCGGTCTGAATCGGCGCGTCGCCGTGATTGGCGACGCGGGGAGTATTGCACCGGCACGGCGCGCTGGCAAGGGGATTCTGCCCGCCCCCGCCATTTGGCAAGGGCGCGCGGCGCAGTTTTCACCAAGGTTTGTTCTTGCTGCGTCGCGGGGATGTTCCCGGCAGGCTGGCACCGTAGCAGCGCACTGAAATCGTGCAAGCGGTGTTTCATCGCGCTGCGTAGCTGCCCCGCAACTCAACACTTTACGCACGGTCTGAAAATACTTTGAAAAAATGCTTGCGCGCTTTCAAGTGCGGGCCTAGCTTGTCTCCAACGCAAGGCACCACGCCGAGCGGCAACAACCCGACAAACCCGACAAAATGAAAATCGAAACCAAATACGCAATCGTCACCGAAACCGCATTCGACCGCGCCATGCAAATTGCGCGAGGCTGCTACCAGCGCGCGCTTGTCATGGGCCGCGAAGCACTTAGCGGCGCGACGCTTAAGGGCAAGGCTAAAAAATACGGCGCACACTACGCCCGCAGCCGCGACAACTTCCTCGCACGGCTCCGCGCCGCGAAAGTGTCAGTCAGCGAGCAAATCGCAGACCACAACCGCCGCGTTCTCGTCCTCTCCTAATCCCTCACCACTTCATCAAATGAAATTCGCATCACCAAAACACACGCGGCAGGAAATCGTCTCTCTCACGGCGCAATTCGGCTATGCGTTTGAAAAAGCTCGCCTCGTTATTCTGAAATATCGCAAGGCATGGCGCGAGCACGCCACGTATCGCGCCGCCATCGAAAACCAGCTTGCGGCATGGGCCGAAAAGCACGGCACGCGCCCCGTCATGTATTCAGTCGCCTAATCCCTCACCACTTCCACCATGAGCCTCACAATGACACCCCGCGAACAGCGCGAACATCTTTTCGCAATCCGTGAACAGGATGCGCCTTCACCATACACCCTCGCACGCACTCCAGCCATGACATCCGATTCTATTCTCCTCGCCCAACTCATTGAAGCCATGTCCCGCCGCTCGGCGTCTGGCGAACTCTACACAGCCCGCGAAGTGCTGTGTCATCTGCGCGGAGCCGCTGACATGCACGACCCGGCGCTCAGCGCCAAGATTGGCGCATACCTCGACGAAAGCCGCGCGGCGCACATTGCGCTGATTTGCAAATGAGCACTCCAATCAACAACGGCGGGCCTGCGTTCCCGTGCGAGACCTACGGGCATCGCAACGGCAAAGAAACGACCATCCCGACCAACGGCATGAGTCTGCGTCAGCACTTCGCAGGGCTGGCAATGGCCGCGCTGCTGAGTCGCGAGGACACCATCGCCAACGGCGCGGAGGAGTTGATGCACCGCGAACTTGCACGGCTTGCATACCAGCAAGCCGACGCCATGATTGCCGCAGGGGAAGCAAAATGACACGCGGCGGCAAACGTCCCGGCTCAGGCCGCAAGCGCAAGCCGCGCCCCGTGGCGCTGTGTATGCGCCTCTCGCCGGAACTGCACGTCGCATGGCTCGCGCGCAAGGGCACGACCAGCGGGCCGAAACTTCTGAAACACCTACTTGAATTATGAAAAGAACAACCGATGACGACGAAGAAGCGGGTTCGCCTGCGTGCGCTGGATATACGACCGGGGACGGAATCCGCTACATAGGCAAGGGGCTGGCGACACTGGCATCAGCCGGAGTCTGCGGCGTCCTGATTTGCATTACAAAGGGCGAAAGCGGGATCGGATGGTTCGTGCTGAGCCTCTGCATCATCTGGTAAGGCACGAACAACGAAGATGGCCGCTAAACGCAAACCCGATGCCGCGCCGGATGCCGTGCAGGAACTCGCCGCGCCTGCCGTGCTCAAGCGGCTGCAAATGTCCGCTGCCAAATTTGCCGCGCAGGAGGACGACGCGGAGGCTCGCCTTGACGCGCTTCGCTCGCTATCGCCAAACGCCGCCGAGACGCAGGAAAACAAAGGCGCGATTGCCCGCGCCGAGTGCGATCTGCTCAACGCGCGCGACAACTTCAACAAGACGGCCAAGGCGTTGCTGAATTACGACCGTGGCGTTGCAATCGAGCGCAAGGAGGGCGAGAAGGCCAGCATCGAAGAATGCCGGGAATGGATAAAGCACATTCTCGATTGCGTGCAAATCGCGCACCAAAAGTGCCGGATCACGATGGCGCAAGTGGCAGCAAAAGCAAACTCGCCGGAGGATTTTGTTGCTGCCACGGATGGCTCATTCAGTGCGGAGGTCAAGAACGCGATTAGCTCCGCGCTGGAGGACGGCGTGCTGCCGAAGTTTATTGGCGCATGAAAAGATATTGGAGCACGCAGCAGCCCCGCGAAATGACAGCGGACGAGGCCAAAGAGTGGCACGCGTTTGACGCGAAATTGACACCTCATGACATCATCGAAATGCAGACGATTGACCGTGACTGCAATGACTGCGCGCACTTTAAGCGTGGGGCGATTGTGGACGAAATCCCTGCTCTTTTTCCGAAAGGCGGCACGCTGCACCTTGGCGCGGGGAAATACTTCGATGGCCATTGTGCAAAGCTCGACAAGCCAACGCGAGCATTCCCGACTCAATACAGCGGACGGGAATGTTTTGAACATCGGCGCGCAAATTTAATCGCATGAGCACGCTACAATTCGCCGCAGAAAACATCGTTTTTGAGAAGTTGTCCCTCTACACCGGGCGCTTCAATATCGAGCACTACAAGCGCCTGCGCGCCCCGCTCGCGGCCAATGACGACATCCGCACAAAGCGGCTCGTCATGCTTGCGGCGGCGGGCTGCATGAAAACGGTGGCGCTGCAAATTTGCATCGCGCACCACATCGCGCGCGTAGGTGGCGACTGCAAATTCTTCGCGCAGAATGACGACAAGGGCGACACATGGAGCCAAGATCGCGGACAGCCTTTTATCCTCCCGATTCCAGAATGCAGACGGCTGCTCAAAATGAGCATCACGGAACGCGGGCGAGTGACAAAATCGAAGTGGTATTTTCGGAATTGCACGTTCCACATTTCCGGCCCGTCGAAAGCACAGAGGCAGACCGACCAGTTGCAAACCGTATGGATTGACGAGGCGCATTTGCCCGATTCATTCGAGGACGGCGCGCTGAAAGAAATCGAAGATCGAATTCAAAGCGCGGGCTGGCTTGGCAAGGCGGTCTATGGCACCACGGCACCGGATGACGGGCGCGAGATTGCGCAGTTTTTTCTCGCCGGGCCGCAGAATGAGTATCACTGGAAATGCCCCAAGTGCGCGAAGCTCATTTGGCCGTTGTGGAGGGAAGTGACGCCGACGCAAAAGCACGCGGTGGAGGTTTACGGGAAGGACGTTTTCCTTTGGGATGAGACACCGGACAAGAAGCCGATTGTCGAATCCATTCGCGCCCGATGCCCTCACTGCGACGCCATATTTCACGACACGACACAGGATCGGGAATCACTGTGCGGCGATGACTACGTGCCGATGAACCCGAACCCGCAGCCGGGGACTGACTCGTATCGATGGAATGTTTTCTCCGTTCCCGAACTGGAATGGAAATCCACGCTGCAAAAATACGTTGAGGCAATCGAATATGCCTTGCTCGGCAATTTGGACGTGATGGAGAATTTCGTGAAGAAGCAGATTTGCGGAATCTGGACGCCGACCATGCCATCGCTCGGCGACGCCAAGGGCAATCGTGACTACCGGCTCGGAGACGTGTGGCAGTCGGGGGGTGATACATTGCGTGTCTTATCCTGCGACCCGCAGGCAGGCAAGGCTGGCGAACCCGCGCACCGGCACGCGCTTGTGACGGAATGGGACAGGAAGGGCAACTCCCGGCGCGTGTGCTACCGGCGAATTGACACGGCGGCGCAGCTTCACGAAATGGCCGCTGAGTTTGGCGTGCAGGAAGGCAAGCCTGGCAAAAATTCGCACGTCATAATTGACAGCGGACACGAACCCCGCCGCACGTTTCGGGAGTGCGGGCAGTTCGGATGGTATGCGTTCAAGGGGAGCGACCTCCAGCAGTTCCACGCCGTCAAACAGGGCATCGGCGTGGACGCGATGAACGTCACTCATCCCATGCCATATTCGCAGCCGGAGCCGCAATCCGGCATCGTCGGCGAGGCACTGCCAAAAAGCGCACGCAAGGTCAAGGTTGGCCGTTTGCCGGAGGGCTGGGCATATTGCATTACGTCGCACAATCCAGAGCTTTATGGCTACCTCTACGCGCTTATCACGGGCGCATCGGGCCGCTATTTCGGCATTGCCAGCGATATGCCAGAGTGCTACGCGAAAAACATGCCGGGCTTCATGCCGCTAATCGAACCGGATAAAAAGACAGCGACGGTCAAGAAAATCGTGTGGAAGAAAATCCGCGAGGATCACTATTGGGATTTAGAGGTGATGGCACTCGTCATTGCGATTCGCAGCGGCTTCTTTCCTCTCGGCAAAGAATCCGAGATTGACACGCCGCCGCCGCCCGTGTAAATACACGGCAAACCATGCCATCTCCGCAACGCCTTTATCGCCATTATTCCACGCCGGATTTGGCGGCTGCGTTCGCGACGGCCAAGAAGGAACTGGAGGAGTGCTGGCAGTCTCTTGGCGGAGGCGCGAAGAGCGGCACGAAGGCCGTCACGGAGGCCAAGTTGAGGCTGCACGAAATCAACGCTGAAATGGATTTTCGGGCGGGCATTGTGACGACGAAAAAAGTGAACATGGATTTGACCGGATACAAATGAGCAAGCGCAACCGATACCAGAAACACACGGCAACACTTGAGCGGTCAAAGCGCAGCGGCCTCGCGCTCGCTTCGATGGCGAGCTACGACGGCGCGATGCCCGACAAGACACGGATGATGTCGAGTCGCATCGGCACGAACCCCAACTCGGCATACGCGCAGCAGCAGCGCGTGACGCTTATGTGGCAGGCCGAGGACCTAGTGAAGAACAGCGACTGGGTTTCCGTTTGCTATTCGCTGAAACAATACTGCCAGCCGATTGGCTACCTCGCGCAGACCGGCGATCCGGCGCTCGATAGCGAGGTGAACCAATACATGCGGGAAGTGATGAAACGCGGCGGCATTAACCAGTCCGCGCTTTCCGCTTTTTCGTGCGCCGCACACGTTGAAATGCCAGTGCGCGGTGATTCGATTCTGGAGCGGTATGACGACGAAACGCAGCTTCGTTTCATCGTTCGGTGCGCCGATCAAATTGGCGAGCTTTACCGCTTTGTGAATCCCGCCAGCTACGGTGCCGAGGCATTCGTGCAGCCGCCCGCGCCATCCGTGCGCTACATCGCCGGAATTTTCCTCGCGCCAAACGGGATGAATGAAGCGTTCAAAATTTACGAGCGCGGATACAATCAGACCTATCTCAACCCGCAAATCGTCCCGGCGTGCAACGTCATTTATTTCCAAGACAACCTATTCGACGGGCATCGCGGAGTGACCAAGTTTGCGCCTGCAATTCAGTCTATCCAGAAGCGGAATAAAATCTGGCAAAGCGGGATGGACAGCATGGCCATTCAGTCGAAAATTGCAGCCATCGCCAGCAACGCCAGCGGCTCGCCAGACCCGCTCGACTACGAGACGACCACGAACTCAGACGGCACCATCACCTACACGGAAAAGATGGCAGACGGCGCGGTGGTGAAATACCAGTTCAGCGACGGCGACTCGTATCAGTTCATGAAGTCGGAAGCTCCGGGGCCCGCGCTTTTGCAGGGGCTTGACTACTCCGACGAACGTACATGCCTTTCGCTCGGCTTCCCTAAGGCATTCCTGATTTCCGCACGCGACGGCGGCGGCGCTCCTACGCGATTCGACATGAGCCGCGCAGGGCGGGAAATCATGCGCCTTCGCAATGACGTGTATTTGCCGCGCTTGGAAAAGATGGCATACCTTTTCTTGATGGACGGCATCGCGCGCAAAAAGCTACCCGCTCGCGCTGGCGTGCTCAACGGGCACTGGCACTGGCCTTCGCTGCCCACGGCAGACGCATTCCGGGACGACAAAAGCGACGTGGAAGCGATGCGCGCGGGCCTCACGACGCGCACGGCAATCATCGCCAAGAATGGCGACGGCACGTTCGAGGACGTGCTTGCGCGCGGCACGCAGGAAGCCATTGCCATCGAAATGGCAACGCAGGACGCGAACCGGGAGCTTGTGCGGCGCGGATACAAGCCCACCGTGGCAGACCTGAACATCGCGCAGGACACGCCGAACCCCGCACAGCAACCGCAACCCGCGCCAGATGCGAACAAACCGCAAGGCCAGGCTCCTGCGAACGCTACGGCGGCACTGGCATTCGACGAATCGAAATGAAGCCTATCCCGCACACGCAGATTGCAAAGCTCCGCGCGTCGCGAGACGTGCGCGCAAAGGAGCTAGCCGGGGAGCTAGGCGTTCATCCAGTGCATCTATCCTACGTGGAAAACGGACGCAGGCAAAGCGCAAGCCTAGTGCAACGCGCGGTGGCATTTCTCTCGGCGATTCCCGCGAAAAGATAACGCGTTAAGCGTCGCCGCTTTACGTCATAGCATGGCCGCGCTAGACATGCGCCGTGCTCGCAACCTTTCAAGCAACTTTTCGTAAACCGGAAATCACGGCGGATGATCGCGCCGCTGGAATCATTCGCGGCGTGTATGTGATGGAGCTTGGAAAGCTCGCGCAGTTTTCCGCCCGCAGGGACGACGGCACGAAAACGCATAGGGCCGTAACGCTCGACGATGCCCACCTTGCCGCTTTGATGAACCACGCGGGCAATCGCAGCATCCCGGTTCACATGACGCATTCCCACACGTCCAAGGAACAGGACGGGCTTGTGACGAAGGCTGGCGCGCTGAAAGGATTTTACCGCGACGATTCCAAAAACCTCCGCGCTGATTTGCATCTTGCTCCCGGCGCAACTCGCGAGACGGCGCTTTGGCACGCGGAGAATGACCCTGAGAATTTCATGCTCTCGGCGGTTTATTCGTTTCTTCCTGATGACCCGCTTTGCATCCCGCAGGATTTTCAAGCCGCTGACCTTGTGGAAAAGGGCGCGGGTGTCACTGCACTTCTCGCAGCCGATTTAACTACCTCACCTATGGACGAAACCACCACACCTAATGTTGACGACCTGCTCTCTAAGTTGAGCACGGCTTGTCAGGCCGACCCGCACACGCTCGCCGCAGTCAAGGCGATGCTCAAATCCATCGAAAAGGCTGACAAGCCCGAAGATGAAACCGAAGTCACGGAAGTCGTGGAAACCCCGAACGATGACGCCGGAGCCGTCGCAGCTATGGCCGCGCTGGAAAAGAAGTTTGAGGCTCGCCTCACCGCGCAGCTTGCCGACTTCACGAAGGCGCAGGAGAAATCCAAAGCTGATTTGCTCATCGAAGCCAAGGCGCAAATCATCGCGGAACTCGGAAGCGTCAAGGTTCCCGCTGAAAAATCCAAGGCCGAAACCGCGCTTTTCGGTATGCAGAAAGTCAAAGCAGCAATCACCGCACAACTCGAAAAACAGAAAAACTAACCACCCACAAAAATGGCATATTCCTACCTCACCATGCTCGACCTCGCGAAGGTCAACGGCTCCGACCAGACCGTTGGACTTATCGAGGAAAACCTGAACGCCGCACCAGAAGCTGCAATCCTTCCCGCGCGTCAAGTTTCTGGCACTTCGTTCAAGTCGCTCGTCCGCACCGCTTATCCTTCTGGCGCTTTCCGCTCCGCGAACGAAGGCGTTGAGCCGGTTAAGAGCACCTACCTCAACCGGACGCATGAGACGTTCTACTACGACCTGCAACTCGAAATGGACGCTGCTATCGCCAGCGCCGACGAGAATGGCCCTGAGCACGCCCTCGCGATGGAAGCGGACGGCGCGGCGCGCGGCTACATGCTCGACATCGGGCCGCAAGTCTGGTATGGACGCGGCACGAACGGCGACGCCAAAGGCTTTCCCGGCGCGAAGGAAGTTGTTGATTCCGACCTTGTGCTCGACGCCACTGGCAACACGGCTGACACCGGAAGCTCCGTGTGGGCTATCTGCGCGATGCCTAAGTTTTTTGAGCTTATTTTCGGCAAGAACACCGTGCTCGAAGTCGGCGAATGGCGCAAGCAGACCATCACGCGCAGCTCCAAGGAACTGACCGCGTGGAAAAACTCGCTGGAAGGTTGGGTGGGCGCGGCGTTCTATTCCAAGTTCGCAGTCGGCCAGATTAAGAATCTGACCGCGCAGAGCGGAAAGACGCTCACCGACTCGCTGCTTTCGCAGCTCATCCAGAAGTTCCCGATTGGCGTGAAGCCGACGCACTTCTTCATGAATCGCCGCTCGCGCCAGCAGTTGCAGGCGTCGCGCACGGTTACTCTGTTCGGACAGGGCACGACCCGCCCGAATCAGGAGCTTCTCGCGCCGATTCCCGACAGCTATGACGGCATCCCGATTATCTGCACGGACTCCATCCTGAGCACCGAAGCAATCGCTTAACCTCAACCACTAACTAACACACCATCATGGCTAACGAATTCGGACGTAATATTCAAGACGCGGTTTTTACCACGTCTAAGGCGCTCCCCGCAGCATCGGCAACCAATGTCTCTGACTCCTTCGACCTCGGCAATGTCGGGTTCAAGCCGGAGGAACTGGAAGTCGAAATCAGTGTGCCAGCAATGGCGCTCCACGTCACCGCGAACAACACGACGATCACGCTCCACGACAGCGCGGACAATTCCAGCTTCGCTGAAGTTGTCCCGATGACGCAGGTGAAGGTTCTCGGCGTTGTCAGCACTGGCAGCGTCGCGGTTCTTTGCCGCTTCCGCCTGCCTCCCAACACCCGCCGATACATCGCGTTTTCCCAGACGTGCGGCGCTACGGACACGCTCACGGCAACGTCCATCACCTACACGCTCCGCTTCTAACCCACACACAATCCACCTAAGACGCCGCGCTGTTTCATTGCGGCGCGGCGTCTTTCCTTTTCCTACCTACTAAAATGGCCGCACTCTCACAAACTCCCGCTTCCGTTCTCCGCTCCGTCAACGGCGTCATTGGCACCGGCATCGCCGCTGCTGGCGTCACCATTGTTGCCGGTAACATGGTATCACTCGACTCGACTACCAACACCTACAAGCTCGCCGACGCGAATGTTTCCGCCGTCAAGGTGCCCGCTGGAATGGCACTCGGCGGAGCAGGGCCGGGGCAACCGTTCTTTTTCGTGAGCGGAGACAGCGCACTCACGCCGGGATGCACGATGACCGTCGCGGCTGTGATTTACCTTTCGCCCACGGCGGGGTCAATCACTGAGACTCCGGCAGACGTGGCAAGCGGTGAATGGCTTGTCCCGATTGGACAGGCGATCACGGCAACCACGATGCGCCTGAGCATCACCGGCGACGCAGTAGCGAAGCCCTAACGCATGAGTTGGGCCGCTTCAATGGCCGCGCTGAACACGGCGTTGCTGGCAATCTTCCCCGATTCCATCACGTTTAACGGCGCAACCATTGCGTGCATCGCTCCGCCGCTGGATTTATTCAAGACGATCAACCCGAACACTTACGACGCCAAGGTGACGTTCTCATTCCAGATACTCGAAAGCGACCGCGCGACGGCGGGCATCAAGCTCAGGGACACAATTGAATTTGCAACGCCCTACGCCTCCGCCTTTGGCGAGGGGCGGACGGCACTGGCATTCCAAGTGGCAAACTTCCAGCCCGACAAAGACGATTCAATCGTGCGGCTGATTTGCAACCTCAAACAATGAGAAACTCCGGCTTCAAAATGGACATGAGCGGGATTCGTCGCAAGCAAAAGGAGCTTGCGGCCATCCCCGCGCGCATCTTCAAGCCGGAAATCAGCAATTACTTCCTCCGTCCTTCGCTGAATAAAGCAAAAAGGGCGACACCGGTTCGAGACTTGGGGATTATAAGATACAACCAAATCGAAAAGCGACGCAGCCAATATGATCAATGGCTGGAAAATTGGGGAGCGGGTGATATTACTCGCCAGCAATGGCTAGCAGACCGCGCGCCCGCACGTTTCCTGTTTCAGCTTCAATGGGTTCAAGTCGGCTATTCGCTGGGCGTGAATGTCACCGCGTCGGCGGCAGTCCTCTCGGCAACCACGCGCAACCACAATGAGCCTGAGATTCCGCAAGGGCGCGGGCGATGGCACGGCGGGCAAACGAAGCTCACGGCTTCAATCTCAGTGCCGTTTCTTGACGCGCCAGAGCGCAAATACAAGCCCTTCACCGGGCAAGGCATCCTGACGCCTATCATGGCCGCGCAGTTCCCCGTTTTCAACCGTGCGTGCGAGCGCAAGATGAAGCGCGTCGTCGCCGCAATCGCGAGGAGCTAATCACATGGAACTTTCCGAAATCCTCCAGCTTGAAGAAAACGCAGAAGCCGTGCTCATCGGCGCGATGGAATCTGTTTGCCCGAATGTTTACGGCTCACGGCAGATTGACACGAACGAAAGTCCGCGCATTTCGTGCTCAGTAATGGTGGGCGCACAGTTTCAAGAACAGCGGCTCGCCATTGGAGTTGAGCCGTATTTCGTCCATTCCGCATACGAATGCCGGGCCGAGCTTGTCGTGACCACGAACAGGACGACCGAGGCGACCAGCGGCTCGCACAACACGCTAGTCGGCAAAGTCGCGCAACGCCTGAATGAGTTCTATCTGTTGCAATACCAGAACGAACAGCTTGCGGGCAACAGCGCGGCGCTTCCGTGCCTCGTCACACAAGTCAAACCGGCTGAAAGCGACAACTCAGAGCAGGACACGGAAAACCTCGACAACACGGCGCTCGCAATCACTTTTATTCTCGTCATAAATCCCGCAGCACTAACCACACTCAACTAACCCACCATTATGCCATCACCTAATCGCGTTCTTGTTCTCGCACCCGGCTCCGGCGTCGCGCCTGTTACCACCAGCGAAAGCGTTTCCTACAACGTCAACACCGAGGAAATCACTCCTGAGATTACGAGCGACCACAACAAAGACCAATACGGCAACCCGAATCAGGCGTTGCATCAAAAAGGTCTATACCAATACAAAGCCGAGTGGCAGCTTTCCAGCAGCAGCACGCTTCCGCCGACGTTCGGAGCGACCTTCACGCGCACCGTTGAAAACGAAGCGAGCGCCGTCACGTTTGTCGTGCTGAAAGCCATCGTCGCGAAAACCACGGAGACCAAAATCCGCACGGCGTCCATCGAAGCCGAGCAAGCCACTGGCGGCGCAGGCAACGTCTCGACCTCAAGCCTCTAATCATGTGTCGGACGCCACACTTGATGACCATGCGGACGCGCTAGACAGCGAGCGGAAAGACCGCGCCGTGGCGATGCTTGGGCTTCCTGAGCTAATCGCTGGCGTGCAAGTGGAGCCGCTGACACCGCGCCGGCTGGAATGGCTGCGCGCAATGGGCAACCCGTTTGTGTGCGGAGGGGATTGCCCGATTGCGGCCATTCCTGACTTCATTTGGTATGTGACCAAAGACTTCGCGTTTGGCGACGATGAGCGGCGCAAGGCGTTTCTAGCGGCCATCCTCGACCTCGACGTGGACGAAGCACGCGATGGAATTGACGAATACCTCGACCGCGCCTTTCTCGACGCGGGGCCGGGGCGTGAAGGCGTGTCATTCTACGGCAGCACGGCGGGCCTCTACTGTTCGCTGAATACCGCCTATCCCGGCGCAGGATGGCACCTAGAACGCGTTCTGGATACTCCGCTGCGCGTTCTCTACCAGTTGATCAAAGCCGCTGACGATTCGCGCGGATGCTCCATGCAAAATCGCCGCTCGTCGCCGCTCATTTCCAAATTCCTTTCCGAGATTGAGCACTTCGAGCTTTCCATCGTGAAAGACTTCGATGCCGAAATGGACGCATTTGTTGACGCGAAGTGCGCGGAAGGGTATAAGCTGTGCAGTGAACCGATTCAGAAAATCAACCTCGCGATTCCGGCAGCTTGCCAGCAAGACGCGCCGTGGATTGTGCCGATGCGAAAGGTGAGCTAACATGGCCAAGAACGATTTCACAGCGCAGGCGGGTATCAGTTTGGAGCAATGGAAGAAGGATATTGCCAACATGGATGCTTCCATGCTGAAAATGGAGGCTCGCAGTCAATCGCTGGAGAAGAACTTGGAAAAGGTTGGCAGTGCTCTAAAGCAAGGCGCGGCAGCGGCAGCATTGGTTACTCTGGGCAATGCTCTGGCAAACGGCGCGCAGGGCGCAACGGCTATGACAGCCGCAATGCAGAAGCTAGACACCACAGGCTACGGCGCGACTGCGGAATCAGCGGAAAAGTTTGGCAACAGCGCAACGCAGGGAATGCGCGAGGCACTTGGGGCAGTCGGCTCTATCATTTCCAAGGTGCCGGTTCTTGGGCAGGTTTGGGACTTGGCGACCGCGCACTGGACTAACACGGCAAATTTCGAGGTTGCAGTTCGTGATACTCAAAAGCTGATAAATATGAGCGCAACAGGAGTTGAAGGACTGAGCGCGAAATACATGCAGCTTACCGAAAGACGGAAAGCGGTGTATGATTCAAACGTTTTTGCAGTCAAGGGCGGTTCTGACCTAAAAGATCAAGAGCTTTGGAAGATTGACCAAGAGCGCGCCCGCGTTGCGTCTCAGATTTCCGCCGCCGTCAAAGATAACTTGATTGCGTCAAACTCTTTGCTTTCCGGGTCGGAAAAGGCGACAAAAATAAAGCAGGCGGAGTTGGCTACTGCAAAGGAAATCGCCGACCTCGAAAACGCCGGAAAAGACGCAGCCGGAAACACATCGAATGACATGGCGAACGCTATCGCCTTGCAAAAAAAGGGCGCGAGGCTAAAGCTGGAAGCGCAAAAGCAGGGCATTGAAGCCGAGGAAGAAATCGCGAAAATCGAAGATCAGAAAAACCGTGACTCGATAAAAAATAGGGCAGGAGGAAGCAAGGCGGACGAAGCCGAGATTGCCTATAAAGCAGCAATCAAAGAGCATGAAATCGCAAAGAAGCTCACGGTGGAAGCGGAACGCGCGGCGAAAACAAAAAAGCAAGCGGCGGCGGCAACGGCATTTGAGGCACGCGCTGAATTTGACATGGCTAACCTTGATCACGGGCTGGCGCGTGACACGGCAAAGCTAAGGCTTGACGGCGTAGAGGGGCAAGTTGAAGGCGCGATGCTTGCAGTTACCTCCGCAAAAGAGCAGGAAGTAATCGCGCAAACTCTCACTGCGGAAGCCGCGCGCGCGGCAAAGACAAAGCGGGAACTGGCGTATGCTGAACTATCGGTTCAGCAGCGCAACATGAGCCTTTCGCAGATTCAAACAACGCAATCGGAGGACGATGCGGATGCGCGCAAGGAGATTTACACTCTGGAATTAAACTCAGCTAAGAACGCGCAGAAAGCAGCAGAAGCAAAGCGCGACCTGTTCAAGGTTGGGTCTATCGCATTTCGACAGGCGCAGGTTGAAGTTGACCTTGCAAAGCGGCGCGAGGAAGTCGCGCTCTTTGCATTGGCGAACCAAAAGATGGAAATTGCCAACGCGATTAACCTGACGGAAGTGCAAATGAGCGGCACCGCGCGCGTGGCAGCTATTGAACAAAACCGCGTGCAGTTTGCAAATCAGATTGCCAAGGCGTTGCACGAAGGGCACGAGGCGCTTGCTAATCAGCTCGGAAAGCAGCAGGCGATTAACGACCTGCAAGTGGAAGCAAACGAGCTTTTGAAAACGCCCGCGCAGAAAGCGAAAGAGGCAAGGGAGCAGCGCAAGAACGAAGCCGCATTGCGCGTGGCAGCGGCACAGGACAAGGCGCGCGGTGCAGCGATGGCAGAAGAGGACAAGAAACTTGCCGATGATAACCGAATTGCAAGAGCGCACGGCATGGCGGAGAAAATGTTCAAGGGCGAGGATGCCGATGCTATAAACAAAGAGCGAGTCGCTAAAGGATTGCCGCCGCTGGAAACCATTAGCCGTGGTGGAACCAGAAGCGGCACAAGAGGCAGCGAAGCAACGCGCAAGGCTATCGCGGACGCGGCGGAGCGAAACGCTCCCAAGAACGTGGCCGCAGCTAAAAATGAGATCAATGAGTTCAAAGCTCAAACGCTAATCGTCACCCAAATCAAATCCAAATGAGCACTCCAAACAGAGTAATGGTGGGCACGCTCTCATCCGTCACCTTTGACGGTCCGGGCCGCTACGTGCGCCCGTTTCAAGACCGGGGCGACACGCAGAGCTTCGAGTGGCATATTGACTGCTACCAGCTAGCGGCGAATTTCACGCCGTTTCAAAACGCGCGCTTGTACTCGACCGGCTTCGTGTCGCCAGTTGAAAACATGCAGTATGTCACGACCCCGCTCGGCACGGCATACCTTGTGCATGAGGATCAACCGGAATACACCGCCTGCAAGGGCTGGCTCAAATTCAAGCGCGTGTATGCCAGCCTGCCAATCACTCGGCAGGAAGGGACTTCCGTTGTCCATTCGTTCCAGTTTTACAGCACGCAACCCGGCTATGACTGGACGGAGCCACCGCCCGCGCCGGAAGTGGCAGAATGGCCGCTAGTCTGCACAGGCTACTACCTCTACGAATACTTTCTGTCAGTGTGGCCGCAACCACTTCGCGCGCCTAAAATCACGTCCCTTTTCGGATTCCTGCTAATGACGAACATCCCGCCAAACACCGGCACGTTCGTTTCCAAAGATTCCGAAATCAGCATTTACAAGGGCAGCATCATCGAGCGCAAAACGCTCTACGTGAACACGCCGACGATTGCCGAGCTTTCCGCCTAATATGGAACCCGTCAAACTAGCCAATCCTGAGAACGCATTCGAGGGCGGAGTGCTCGACAAGAAATGGATGTTCAACGTGGTGGGGCATCTCAACCTTTGGCACGCTGGCGAAGTGAAGCTGCCATCGTCGGAGTGGGGCAGCGGCAAGATACTTGTGAGCAACACCGGATGGGTGGTTGACCTCACGCGGCTGAAAGTGCCCGCGTCGTCTCAGGTGCAATCGCAGCGCGAGTTTCAGATTGTCGCATTCGGCGCGAACACGGTGAAGATTTACAACGGCACGCTTTTCGGCGAATTGCCGGATGACTTCGCCGTGAACAACAGCCCGATGTTCACGCTAACAGTTGCCAATAACGACAAGATTTACGCGGCAATTACTTGGGATCGCCGCGTGAAGGCAAATGGCGACATTGTAAGCACAATCACAAGCCGCACCATCGAAGCGGATGCGACGGTGCCGACGAATAACCCGCTGACGGCAACGCGCTACTACGAGCTTGCCAGCATCACGCTCGGAGCCGGAAACATCCCCGTCGTCGCGCAGAGCCGATGGGGGCCGATTGACGACTTGCCCGGCACGGCATCGAATCCTTATCTCATGCCGCCGTCGCCGGGGACGCAAACCACCGCGCAAACAGACTATTGGAATTTAACTGAGACGGGAAAGGGCAAGGACACAGGAGCGGCAAATCTCGCGCCAACTTACGACTCAGTGACGTTGAACAAATCGGGCTTTGTTCGGTTCGTAAATGACGATGGGAACCTGAAGGCGTTTCTTCGTGCTGTGACGATCAATTCCCTCGGCGCAATAACAATCGCGCCCGCCGAGACTCTTGCGTTTGAGCATGTGCAGATTGACGTGCTTGTGGGTTTACGGCTTTATGGCGGGAAGTTGCAGGGACAATACAAGAAGGTATGGGTAATGGATGATGAAGCAAGCTCTCCCGAATGGGTGGACTTGATCACCACGACCGCCAGCGTGCCAGATACATGCCCCTAAGCAATGGCTGCGAAACTGCTAACAAACTGCGCGGCATCTACTCTGCTAACAAACTGCGCGACATCCACGCTGCTTGTGGATTGCGGGCAAACATGCACGTTCACAATCACCGCCACGCTGGATTGGACGGATGGAACCGACCTCGACTTGTATGGCCGCGAGGACGCGCTGAGTGCGGTATATTACGGCAACTTTTCTCAAGTCGGAGTCGGCGGCACACTTACGCTTAACGAAGACGCACACCCGGTTTGCGCCAGCAGCCCATATCCGCCAGAAATAATCACCGGCAATTATACATTCGACACTCCTACCGTCCGCCAGTTTCATTTTTGGTATAACCGTTACAGTACTTGCGGAACATACGCGGGCACTGAGACAACAGAGATTCGAGTGACAAATACTGGCGGATACTCCATCTGCGTCAACGGCGAAGATATTGCGCCCGGCGATGATTACGTGTCGTCCACAATTTACTATTTGAGCAGCAGCGGAGAACAAAACCTATACAGCGGCGGCACGCTCATTGAAATAACTTGCGCTTCATGCCCATGAGTTGCGGATGCTTAAAGAACGCGGTGACAGCGGCAGGGCGAGTTGCGGTTGCCGTGACGAAGGCGGTGATTGGCGTCATCGCGACAGGCAAGCTGATTGCTTCGCTGGATGTTCGCAAGGGGCGGATGGCAGCTTGCACAGAATGCCCGCACTTCCTTATGCCGGATGGCGTGCTAGGCGCGCGATGCGCCGTCTGCGGATGCTTTTTGCAAGCAAAGGCCGCGCTGATTACTGAGGACTGCCCTGAAGGAAAATGGCCCGAACGAAAACCAATTTGACAAACGCACCCGCAAACCCTAAAACACACCCGCAATGCTGACACTTCTCATCAACGAAACGAAGCCGCTCGCTGGCCTTTTTGCGAGCACAACGGGCGGCATCGGCAGCGTGCCGGACATTTCCGTTGCTGACGAGGGGCAGGCCGTGTCTGTGCAGACCTTCACGCGCACGGCGGGAGTGATCACCGATTCGTTTGTGGCGGGCGACGTGTTGCACATCGGCATCGGCGACGGCGTGAATGCGCCTGTGTGCTACATCGAGCTGTCCAGCGCATCGCCAGCTACGGGCACGATGGCGATTAACACCGTGGGCATGGTTGCGCTATTCGCGGCGACCTCGGCGAATCAGTTGACGCTAAACGTCGGCGTCGTCCGCACGCGAGGCGGAAACACCAACACGATTTTCTCCGCGCCGATTGTCATTCACCGCAGCGTGATTGACCCCGATACAGCGGTGCCAACGCCGTCCATCCTCGGAACTGGCGTCGCCGCCGCGCTGAAAGTCGCGATCAATACCGCGCTGGGATTCGTGCGGCTGGATGCCTCGGCACGGTATCCCGCGCTAGACGGTTCGCAGATTACTAATCTCGCTGGCGGTTCACTCACAGTCGGCACCACGGCCATCGCCAGCGGCACCAGCGGCCGCATCCTCTACGACAACGCGGGCGTGCTTGGGGAGCTACCAGTCGGCACCGGAGTCGCGACGGCACTGGCGGTCAACGTGGGCAGCGCAGGGGCGTTCCTGACATCGGCTGTAACCTCCATCACCGGCACAGCGAACGAAATCACAGTCACCGGCACGACGACGCCGACGCTCTCGCTGCCTACGGCGCTGACATTCACCGGCAAGACGGTGACGGGCGGGACGTTCGTGTTACCGCAAGTCGGATACCTCGCCGCCACATTCGATTATTTTGGCGAGTGGATGACGTTCATATCGTCCACTGATGCGGCTACGTGGAAACGCACTCACGCCACGCCAATCGTCACGACTGAGGGCACTATCCGCGATCCGGCGCTGCACTACGTTGCAGCCACGGGCACGTTTTATGTGGCCTATACGCGCAATGCTTTAACTGGCGGAAATAGTTGGGGGCTTGGCTCGTCAACAGACGGGAGGACATGGACATGGAGCACTATCAGCACTGGCTCGCTTGCAACTGGCACGCCAGCCCACGTTTGGATTGGCGATTGGTTCACTGATTCAGACGGAACCGACCACGTTTTGTTTGCCGCCAACACCACAGCGTCGCAGGCGGCTGGCGGGTTGTATCTTTACGAGACACATCCAACTACTCCCGGCGATTATTCCGCATGGAGCACGCCGGTTCAAATCACTGGCAGCGCGATCACTAACAACCTTGGCAACTCTCCGGCGGTTGTAAAGGTTGGCTCGACCTATCATCTTTTCTACGACCTGCCATCTGCGGGAGGCATCCGACACGTCACGTCAACCAGCCTCACTAGCGGCTTCAACACGGCAGGAACTTATCCATCCTTTCCGTCCACCACGGAAGGCCCGGCGATATTCACGCTCGCCAATGGAACATACAGACTCTATGCGGAGCAAAACTACCAGCAGTCCACTGCGGGACTGAAATACTCAGACTCAACAGACCTCGTTACGTGGGGATCAGTTCAAAGCGCGGTGACGCAAGGTTACATGGGGCACCCGCATGGGATTCAAGTCACGTCGCAGGAATTGCTCAACAAAGTTTCGATGCTTGAGCAGGGACAGAAAAACCCGGTTTGGTCTTCGCTTTACGATGGAAAAACAGCGGTTGCCATTGGCTACCCGGACATCAACACGGAATCCGCGTTCGGTCCTTACGGCGAAGGCCTCACTATTTTTGGCGGAGCCAGCGGCGGAAGTTACCTGTATGTCTCGACACGCAACCAAAACGGCGCGGCTATTTTCACCGACCCGAATGCAAGTTCACCCGCTGGCAATAACTTCTACATAGCGCGGCGCTCAGGGCTGAATTACATGAGGTTTGACGGCGGCACAAACAATGCGAGCTTTTATGGGACGGCGACGTTTCTTGGCAGCACCAGCGGCAGCGCAACAATTTCCGTGTCAGCCACGGGCGGGCTGCTCGCACTTCCATCGGGCACCACGGCGACGAACATGGCGCTGACAACGCCCAACCTCGGCACCCCGTCTGCAATCGTCCTCACGAACGCCAGCGGCACGGCGAGCATCAACATCAACGGCACCGTGGGCGCGACCACGCCAGCAGCAGGCAGCTTCACCACGCTGACGGCAAGCGCAACCACGTCCCTCCTCCTCGGCACCGCAGGCAGCGCCGTGGGCAACGTGGGCTTCCGCAACGCCACATCGGGCACCACGACGCTCCAGCCTGCGGCGGGCGCGCTCGGCACGGGCACGGTTACGCTCCCGCTGTCGGGCACGCTGGCGACGCTGCAGGGCAGCAACACCTACACCGGCACCACGAACACCTTCACGCTGCCCACGACCACCGGCACGACCACGGCCAGCGGCATCGCGGTTGCGGCGAACAGCCTCACGACCGGCACTGGCGCGGACTTCTCCAGCACCAGCGCCAGCACCACGGCGGGGCAAGTCGTGCGAATCGCAAAGACCGGAACGGGCACGCTCAATCAGGCACTCACGCTCACGGCGAGCGGAGGCACCGCCAATGTCGCACTGAACGCAACAGCAGGACATGTATTGGTGCCGGACGGCTCATACGCCTATAACACTTCAGTATCGCCCTCAATTGGCCGTAGCGCGGTTGCGGCAAATTCGATAAACCAAGCAGGACTTATTCTTGAATCAAACTCAGTCACCTTGCTCACTAATTCCATTAGAGGGCTAGTTTTTAGCGGCT